TAATATTGCAGGGATTTTTTGGGAAGGCATAAAAACCTCATTTTTTTGGTTTAAAAAAACCGGCCGGGAGGAAGGAGCCACCTGCCCAGCCGGCCCCGATGGGGAGAAACCGAAATTCAAAAGGAACCCTAAAAGCGGGCGGGCAGAGAGGCACGAATCCTCAGTCCCGCCCGCTTCGGAGGAGGGTGATTGAAGCGAAAGACTGACGCCATTGAATCTTCGAAAGTCGGTAAAACTATATAGTTCCATATCCGCACCTTGCGCCAGGTCTTCATTTAAGGCCGCGTAATCTTAATTTTGTTTTAAGGGCCGGACGGGTGTCCGCTCCCGTCCGGCCGCAGTGGTCAACCAGCTATCGCTGATTGGAATTTCCGATAATCAATGTCTAAATCATGGATCTTTTGGTCGCAATAAACTTCTATGATCAACTTTCCAAGGGTGTGTGGACGCAATCTCTCTCGCTCGGCAACAGCATTTAGCTTGGCCAGCAGGTTGGCATCGTTTTTAGGGTTCAGATTAAAAAAACGCACAACTTTCATAGTTCTGATAACCTCTGAAAAACTCTATCGGCAAAAATAATCAGTCTTCATGAGTTTGTCAAGGGGAAAATCTCTACAAAACTCTAAATAATTCTTTTGGAACGGATACAAGTGTTTTTATATAATGGATTTATATGGGAGAAAAAATTTCAAAAAGAAGCTATTATTTGCCAGATAATCTGGTGGATGTATTCAGCCAATGGGCTAAACCTGGACGCGATTACAGCACACGAATTGCTGCAGGAATCATGGCCATCCTTGCGATCGAGGATCAGGATGTGGCAGACCGATTGGCTAAACTTGCCTTTTCCGGGCAAATCGGATATAATAGTCAAAAAAACAGGGTTACAGGGCCTGCGGTAAAGGAGGCTCACCAGATACTTGAAGCCCATTTTTTAGATCATCTGATTGCACGTCATATCGAGGATCTGGGAATTGAAAAGCAGGATTTTTTGCTTCTTTTAATGCAAGCAAAAGGGCGATCTTCGACTTCAGATCCATAGTGTCCAGCACAGTTTTGATGGCTTGATCTATGGCCGCTCCCTCTTTGTATACGCACTTGGTTTCTTTTGCCACAATGGAATCCAAAATTGATAAATTTCATTGATTGTCAATGAAATTTTTTATATAATGTAGAAAACCACTAAGGGAGGTGGGCAATGACAAAGATGCTTACTTTTTGGATGATTGCCTCCTTATCCGCATGGACCGATCCAGCTGGATGGGAGCAACTTTCGCCCGGGATGACCGACCGACAGGTTTTGGTAATCCTTGGACCTGCGGTGCATGCTGAATCGATCGGGACCCGTCAAGTCTGGTACTACCAGGAACTCCCTGTGCGGGATGCGGCTGGACGTTTGCAAAATCCGCCAAAAAACGGATATGTGGTATTTTCGGTCAAGAAGGAAGGGCGGCGAGAATCACTGACTTTGGTCCAAATCAAGCAGCCGGACTGGGGGCGAATCGCGATTGGGGTGGAAAAACCGGCACAAAACCTACATGCCATACAACAGCAGCCGTCCCTGCAACCTCAAGTTAGCCAAGCGATAGAACCGGAGCCAAGCATACACCTTGCGTCCATCCAGCGATCACCCATGCAAACTCAAGTCAGTCAAGCGACCCAGGAACCAAAGCCAGGGCGGGACCCTGTCTCCGTGTACTTCTTGTCAATCGGGGTACTTTTTATTATCATGGGTATCGCTTTTGCGATCATCCGGCCGTTTGGTTGGTTAAAATAAAATTTAAAAAAACTCTTGACATAGAGAGTTAAAGGCCGAAAATAGAATTGGAATGGCGGGTGTCCGCAAAATACCGCCTTCCGCAAAGAGACAGTGTTCAACCAGCTATCGCACGGAAGCGACCGGCTGGTTGTTTTGTTTTAAAGCCATCCGGACTCCTTAAAGTCGGTTTTGAATGGATTTTAAACCTTTTGGAAAGGATGCCTGATGAGACACATCACGTTCCGCTTACAGATTTCGTTCCTTTTCGCGGCCCTGCTTGGTGGCTTTTTGCTGCTGCCGGGATGCAGCGGCGGGGCCGGCGAGTTTGCCGCTGGGGCAGCGGCCGGCGGGGTGCTGACCGGAACGGCGATGGCCCTCCAGCAGCAGGAAGAAGATCTTCTGGCTCGCCGTGCGGAGGCCCTGGCCCAGATGGAGCAGGCCGTGACAGAAACAGAGAAGCTGGCCGCCCAGGCCAAAGTGGAAGCCCTCGAAAAACAAATTGAGAAAAGCCAGGAGGCGATTATCGCTTTGCGCACTGCGCAGGCCGCTATCTCAGCAGCCAAAGTCGACTGGACGGACCCGGAGGCCGTGAGCAACTTCTCGACAGCGGCATCAGTGTTGATTGCCTCCTATCTATTGAGCCGAAAAAGCAAAAAATAGAGACGGACTTGATGCAGATGCAGACCTGTGATGTGTTGATTTGTTCCGGACGGGGGAAGCTTCCCTATCGCATCCAGGAGTATAATCGGCTGATGCGGGCCCGTGGTGAATCTGCTGATATGACCCACGTGGCCCTGGCGGCTGGAGGCGGACAACTCGTTTTCGAGAGCACGGCGAACAATCGCTGGGCTGGGAAAAAAGGCACACAAATCAACCCCATTGACAAGTGGCTCGACCATTATCCAGGCCGTGTATGGGTCAGGCCGCTCTATTTTGATCGGACGGCAGCGTTTGAAGAAGAGGCCGCTAATGCGATGTGGGAGAAGGTTGGGCGGCCCTACGAGCATGGGATCCCTGGGTTGCTTGAACTGGCTGCATGCGGGATTGAATGGCCATGGCTGCGTCGGCTGATTGATGCTGATGGGCGAATGGCCACTTGGGCTCTGCATTGCTCGGAGGCGGCGGCCAAGGTACTGATGGAATTAAGTTTAATGCGTAGTTTTGATTGTGCCGGCAATCGGATCTATGCCAACAAACTGCCGCCTTATGAGTGGTGGCTTGGTGGTCGCGTGGATGGCCTGCTGAATCCGACCCTCTGCCAAATCGGTGATCCGGTTAAACTGAAGTAAATAGACAGAAATCAACAAGAGAAAGGACACAGATGAACTGGCCGATGTTGGCGACGGTAATCAGCGCCGCCGCAGGGATTATCAGTGGGTTGATATTGATGATCTTAACCTCCATCAAATCGGACTTGCGGGCAATCTCGGCTCGTGTGGATCTACAGGATGCGAAGATCGAGAGATTGACGGAGCGGAGAAACCTATGTAATCAGGATTATGTCGGAAAGGTTGAGTATATCCGCTCGGTGAACTCGCTCGAAGAATCGATGAAGAAGGTAACGGAGGGAGTGGCAGTATTAAACGGCTCCATGCGGGTGATTGAACAGATGCCGCAAATTTGTGGTAATATCGCAAAAGAAATCGTCAAGGAGATGCGACATGGCTAAGCGTGACCTGATACGGCAAGCTCGCAATCTGATGCTGCGATCTCTGGACAGGGTGTATCCATCCGGGTTAACCATACGACTGCTTGAGCAGGTGATGTGCACCGTGGACCAGAATTACGGCATGGACTTGATGCGAAAAGACATTGCCTATCTGTTGGAAAAAAAATACATAGAGATTCTTCGCATCGACGGAAATGGAACCCTGGCCGATGTGCGCAAGGACTCAATGGCAGTTGTTAAGCTGACAGCGGCGGGGCTTGAGATTACCCAAGATTTGCGGGTCGATCCGTCCCTGGAGATCTGACAAGCAATGCGAAAGCGTCGCGTACACAGTTTAATTGATACCCTTCCGCCGTCGGTGCGGAAGACGCTGGCGGCGATGGTGGTAGATGGGACATGGCCGGAAGGTCTCAACGTCGGCTCGACAGGCAAGCCAACCTATGACGATCTGGCTGAGTACTGTCGGCGTCAGGGGTATGTTGTGTCCCGTTCGGCCATTGGGCGATGGGCCAAGGGGCTTTTGGCGTATGAAAGGATGCGAAGTGCTGCACGCATCGCCCGGCAGGTGATGGGCGATCTGACGGCGGAGACGGCTACTGAAACGCAAAAAGCGGCCGCAGAGATTATGACTGCCCAAATTATTGAGATGATCAGTGATGCGGACTTAACCCCCAAGGAGATTGCGATGACGTCCGCAGCGATACGCGACTGCACGCAGGTGGCCCTCAAGGCCGACCAGTATATCCGTGCCCAAGCCGTAAAGAAAGCCGAGGCGGCGGTCAAGGAAGTCAGCACTACCCTGCGAAAAAAGAAGATCGACCCTGAAACGCTCAGGGTCATCCGAGAACAGATCTACGGGATTATCAAATGACGATCGCATCAGCGATTACCCTGTATGGATTTCAACAGCGATGGCTGGCGGATAAAAGCCGATTTAAAATTGGCAATATGTGCCGACAGATCGGCAAGTCGTTTATCGTGGCGCTGGAGGTTGTTGACGATGCGATTGAAACGGGCGATGACTGGGTGCTGCTCAGTGCAGGCGAGCGGCAGAGCAAAGAATTGATGAGCAAGGTAAAAATGCATTGCCAGGCCTTTGCAGCAGCGGCGGCGGATATTGAAGAGAGCTGTTTTGACGGCGGAGGGGTCAAGTACACCATGTTGACGGTCACCTTGCCGAATGGGGCGCGTATCATCGGTCTGCCGGCCAATCCAGACACGGCACGCGGATTTACCGCCAACGTGGTGCTCGATGAGTTTGCTTTTCACACTGACTCAAACAAAATCTGGACAGCATTGTACCCAACGATCTCTCGCGGCTACAAAATCCGCATCGTCAGCACGCCGGCAGGCGTGGGAAATCGATTCCATACCCTGATGACAGGCGATAACGGCTGGAGCAAGCACACCGTGGATATTTATCAGGCAGCTGCCGACGGCGTGCCCCACAATATTGATGAGCTCCGAAAAGGCATCGATGACCCGGATGCCTGGGCGCAGGAGTATGAGTGCAGATTTATCGATGAGACCTCGGCCTGGCTGACGTATGAAATGATTGCAGCATGTCAGCAGGAGGGGCTGCCGAAGGAGCTGGAATACAGCGATTTGACCGATGCCATGGTCGAGCAGATAAGCCGTTCATTTTCTGGGGACGGCCAGGCCTTCGGTGGATTCGATGTGAGCCGACGGCGCGATCTGACGGTGTTGGACATTGAGGAGCAGATCGGCGATGTGTTCTGGCAGCGGGCGATGATCATCTTTCCACACGTTCGGCTGACGGTCCAACAGGAGATGCTCTGGCGATTGATGGACCAGTTGCATTTGGAGCGGGTGTGCCTGGATGCAACGGGGATGGGGTTATCCCTGGCGGAAGATACCGTCGCACGCTATGGTGCATATCTCGCGGAGCCGGTGGAATTTACGCTATCGGTCAAGCAGGACCTGGCCGCCCGTACACGGCGGCTGTTTGAGGACCGGCTCTGCCGGATCCCGATCTGCCAAAAATTGCGGGACGACCTGCATGCCGTTAAGAAAACAACGACCGCAGCAGGCCATGTACGCTTTGACGCCCAGCGTACAGACCTGGGGCATGCCGACCGTTTCTGGGCCAAGTCCCTGGCCTTTATGGCGTCGAATCTTGGTGCAACCGTAAAACCAGAATTGATCTGTTTGAGTGATGCGATATGAGCCAGACGCTGGCCAAAGAACTCTTTGCTCTCTACAACCAGCATGATCAGTATGCTCAGCAGGTTGATGTGCACCGTAAAGACGCTGGAGTGTCGCTGAGCGATTATGCCAGGATGTGGCGGATGGGGCTGGACCTGGAGAGCGGAGCATCCGGCAGGCCAAGCCAACCATACAGCCAGGTTTCCTGGGTCTGGAAATGCGTGACGCTTATTCAGGATGTGTGCCAGGATGTAACTCCTGTGCTCAGCACTCGTGAGGATCGGATTATTGAAGGCGGACCGGTGTGGGATTTCTTATTCGGCGATCCGGATCGGCCTTTTTCGGACTTCTTGAAAACGACGCTGGGCCACCTGCTGCTCAAGCGGGAGGTCTATTGGATTTGGCAGGAGCTGGATGGGCAAACCCCGAAAGGGATCGTCGTGGCCGGGGCTGATGAGATTGAGCCGATTCGGCTGCCTGATGGTGATCTGCTTGGGTATCGATGGACGCCAATCGGAAGCAGCAGGCAGTTTGTGCTGATGCCGGAGGACCTGCATGCGGTTATCGGCTTCAACCCGACGGATAAGCTACGTGGTGCTGGACCGCTTGATGCGGGCAAGATCGCTGTCAGCAGCGCCTATCAGGCGGCCCTCTTTAATGAGGCGACTATGGCCAACGGAGCTCGGATTGGTATTATCCTGGCCCTTCCGCCTGGAGTAAAATTGACGCCGGAGGAAAAGGAGTTGATGAAGGCCGAATTCCGCCGCCAGCAAGGCGGTGCACATAATGCAGGCAAAGCATTTCTGGCGACCGGCGGGGTGGAGGTCAAAACGATCAGCCAAACCTTTGCTGAGTTGGGGATGATTGATCTCCGCAAATTCGATGCGGCGGAGATCTGTTCCTTGTTCGGCGTTCCCAGCGAAATTGTTGGGCTCGCGACCGAGGCCCAATATGCACACGGGCCAGCCCAGCAGCGATTTTTGCTCTATACGATAAGTCCACTCTTGTCGTATATAGCCGAACATATCAATCTTGGGATTCTGCGGCGGTTCCGATTTCGGGCTGATGGAAAGCACAAGGCCGTCCAGGCGAAAGAGTCTAAGGTTTATATGAATTTTAAGCCGCTCGGACGCAATGGCTCTTATCGAAGCGGAAAACAAAAAGCCCTCCTGACAGGGCTGGATTACTTTCTCTGGTTCGATGTAGAGAGCCATCCGGTTATTGCCGAAATGACGCGAGCCCGTGCAGAGCAGGTGCTCAAATTCACGCAGCACGGCATCCCGCTGGAGCAGGTGGTTGCTGCCTTTGACTTGCCGTTTGATGTGAGCGACATGCCGTGGGCCAGGGAGTGGTGGACATCAATGGGGACTGTACCAGCTAGATGGATTTTGGATGGCGGGCCGGAATCTGTGACGGGGCCGACCTATAGTCCGGAAGCACAAGAGGAGCCCAAAGAGGGTGAATTGGGAATCAAGAAGGACAATCAGAACCAAAAGGATAAAGAGGAAAAACGCGGTCGGATTTGGAAGCAGTATGTCTCTTCCTGGCTGCCGATTGAGCGGCAATTTCAGGCGGCCCTCAGGACGTTCTTCCGGCGGCAGCGACGTGAACTGACTAACAAATTGCAGAAGGCACTGGCCGAGAACAAGGGCTTGAAAAGCGATACAAGTGAGATCCTTGCCCGCGTTGTTCTGGATCTCGTGCAGGAAAATGGAAAACTAAAGGTCATTAATCGAACTTTTTTTGAGCGGGCAGCTCGACTCGGGGCATCTCAGATTATCGCGCAGGGGACCGGTCAAGTCGGTGCGGCCTTACAGGATGCCGCTGAACAAACTCTACGCCGCCAGGCCGTGCGGCAGGCAATGCAGGTCTCTTCGCAAAAAATAACCAATGTCAATGCTACGACTCAGCGGGCTGTGCAGCGGCATTTGCGGGAAGGGCTTCAGCAAGGCGAGGGACTCAGAGAATTGACGGATCGGCTGGAGCGAGTACTGGACGGCTCCCGAGCCAGAGCGATGACGATTGCACGCACTCAGACTTCCAGTGCTGTCAGTGCTGGGCGGTACGCAGGACTGCAAACCAGTGGGGCTGATCGAAAGGCCTGGCTGACGGCTGGTGATGAACGCGTGCGGGATGCACATCGCCAGGCCGAACAGAGGTATGCCGATGGGATTCCATCTGAACAGCCGTTCCTGATTGGAGGCGAGCCGCTGATGTACCCAGGCGATCCGAATGGTTCGGCCGCACAGATTGTTAATTGTCGCTGTGCGCTGCTGGCGATGTGGGGCCGCAAGGGAGTAGATCTGGATTGGTGGGAAAGGGCCGCCTGGATAACGGAAAACGGCCTGAGTACAGACCGAATAAATGAGATTTAAGAATGCGTTAAATGAGGGTTATCATGGACATGAAGACGAAGGAACTCAAGCATATCAGCGCCTTTATTGCGGAGGGAAAAGAGGCCATCAGCGAGGAAGATTACAGCATCGAGTTTGTGGTTAGCAAGGAGGTGGTGGACCGCGATAACGAAATCGTGCTGGCCGAAGCGGTTCTGGACGCAATACAGCGAAAGAACGAATTTTCCGCCAATCCGATCTGTCTTCCGTGCCATCAGCATCGTCTTCCAGACGGCACGCCGCCCTGTGTTGGATCATGGGATGTAAGCACAGCCCGAATTAGGGACAGGGCCGTGCTGATGCGGCTGCGGTTTGCGGTGGATACAAGATTAGGAGAAGCATATTGGCGGGTGTACAGCAAGCGGCACATGCGAGCGGTCTCCATTGGATTTCGCGTTCTCGAGGGCCGCGATGAAGTCCATGATAGAGTGCACATCCATGTGGTGGAAAGGATAGAATTGTATGAAATATCATGCGTTGGCGTGCCCAGCAATCGCGAGGCCCTTAGCACACTCAAGGCCATCGGAAATTGGCAGGAAGATCGCGAACGTCGTGAACTTGAAAAAACATCTACTGACCTGAAGGAACTTGAGCGGGTCCTTGTTGGGAAGATTGATGCCTTGCGGGAGTATCTGGATGACAGGATTGAGGAGCTCCTGCAATTGAGCTTGAATCCTAATGACCTGTACCTCGATGAGCCGGCGGCGGAGGCGGCTTTTTCCGGCCGGGCCGCAGATCCCGCCGCACAGCAGCGAGGGCAGGAGGCCGGATTGGATCTTTTGAAACAATTGGAAAAAATTCTGACCAAGAAAGGGTAATGTATGGGACTGAACGAAGAACTGAATCTGACCGTCCTGCGAATCGAGAAGGCCCTCGAAGATTTGCGTAAAGGGACGGCCACACGGGAAGAGGTGATCGGCCTGATCAATCAGCAGGTCGAAAAAGACAAAGCAGCCCTCACCTCACTTGAAGAGAAACTAAATCAAGTGCAGGGCGTGCGTAATGAGGTCGGGGAGGTCAAAGAAACGGCTGATCAGATGCGCCAGCAGATTCGGCGGCTGATGGCCGGCGGGATGAGCGCCATGAGGGATTCGAACGGCACGTATCGCGGACGGTTCCAAAGCATGGAAGAGGCCCGGATTGTTGGACTGTCGATTATGGCTGGTGCGATGCAATCGCACCAAACACGACCCGAAGTATCGGCAAAATATACACGAGTGCTTAAGGCCCTCGAAAAGGGCGGCGTGGATATGAAGTTCATTGAGCCGGATACGGGCCGGCCTATTGAAAAGGCCGCCACAACCGGCAGTCAGGCCAGCGGTTCACTGCTGGTTACGAGCGAAACGGCGCCAGGCATATTGATGCTGCTCGAGTCGTTCGGCTTGGCACGTCGGCTGGCGGCTCAAGTGCCGATGGGAGCTTCGCAGACACTGACGCCGAAGATGGATTTGCTGCCGACCTTTTACGTCCCAGGAGAAGGGACGGCACCAACGGCGACGGATCCGACGATTGGAGCGGTTTTGCTTGTGCCCAAGACGCTGATGGCCCTGGGGGCCTACTCGATGGAACTGGATGCTGATGCCGCACCAGCCATCGGCGAGCTGTATGGGACCTGGTTTGCTCGCGGGGCGGCCTACTATGAGGACCTTTGCTGGCTGCTGGGCGACGGGACAAGCACCTATTTCGGCTTCACTGGAATCTGCGGTGCTCTGCGGAGGGTTGATGTAACGATTAGCAACATTAAGTCGCTGGTTGTCGGCAGCGGCAATGCCTACAGTGAACTTGTCCATGGGGATTTTGCTAAAGTCGTTGGAATGTTGCCGGATTATGCTGATAGTGGGGCGTCCTGGATTATGCACCGCTACTTTTATTACACAGTAGTGGTGCGGGCGGCCCTGGCAGTTGGGGCGGCGCCGGCTCAGGAAATTCTGCTCGGGACTGCCATGCGGCAAAAGCTTTTGTGCGGATATCCAGTCAATTTCAGCCAAGTAATGCCCAAGGTTGAGGCTAACAGCCAGATCTGCGCACTATTCGGCGATTACTCCCTCGGTAGTCAACTGGGCAGCCGGGGCGGACTGGAATTTGCCTCCAGTGATCAGGTCTATTTCGATCGCGGCCTGATCGGCGTGCGATGCCGCGATCGGATCGCTATTGCTGTGCCTGGAGTGGGCAGCACCACCCAGGCAGGACCGATTGTCGGATTGATCACGGCAGAGTCATAAGGTTAGAAACAATCAGCGAAAGGAAAGTATATGGATCTCAAGTCAATTCTGAAACATGTTGCGATAAGGCAAATGCTTCCGCCGCAGCTGAAAGATAACGGCGCCTTTGCCAATAATACGTACTTCGACAGCGCTGGTTGCGCCGGAGTATTGGTGCTCTTGACGATTGGGACAACGGACATTGCAATGGGCTCTACCAACGCTTCGACCCCGCCCTACCTGGAAGAGTGCGACACAACGAACGGAACATTCACTAAGATCACAGGGTCTGACCTGGCTGCCGTTGTGTCGGCCACAGACGACAACAAGACGATCGGATGGTTTGTGGACCGTACAAAAACCCGCAAGCGTTACTTGCGGATCAATGCTCCAACGGCCGGCGACGGAAGCACCGGCGTCAATGCAGC